CAGACAACCGTGTGAGGTTTGGCTCATTTTGTAATGCATTAAAAATGGATATACTGAAATATGAGCCTTGGTTTGCCTTTTCTAAGAATCCCCTGGAAATAGCACACGCGGTTATGGATGTTGCCAGTCAAGCTGAATCAATTATACCAACTGATTTCAGCCGCTTCGATGGCACTATATCTGAGGGCTTCCATAAGTATCTCAGACGACCGATATTATTGAGATATTTTGCACAAGGTTATCACACTGAAGTCGCTGAACTGACGGACAGTCAGCGAAATTGCAGAGCGCGTACTGCTAATGGGGTGACGTATAACACCGGTTGGACTGTGTTATCGGGCTCCGCTGATACTTCTGACTTTAATAGTATAGCGAACGCATTCGTCGCGTACTTTATGTGGCGTGAGTCAGGTTTTGATGCAAAAACATCTTGGTATCACCTTTCCAGGTGTGGTCTTTATGGGGGGGACGACGGAATAACTGCTGGTGCGTCGTCAGTCGTGTATGAGAGGGTAGCTTTCCGTCTCGGGTTAAAATTAAAGGCGGAATTGGTCCAACAACATCAGCCAGTGCCGTTCTTAGGTAGATTTTTCATCGATCCCTGGGTACAGCCTGATTCCATCGCTGATGTCCTACGGCAGGCGCGTAAATTACATCTTTCAAACGCAGATCCTGCCGCTAGTGATAAAGTCGCGTTATTGCGTAAAGCAACGGGTTACATGCAAACTGATGCTAGCACTCCTGTGCTAGGTGATTGGGCTCGCGCTATTATACGTATCGTAGGAAGAGATACCTTGACCGCTCGTGAATTAAATCTTACAGAGCGAGATCAGAAATGGTATTTGCAATGGGATATTAAATTTCCACAACAGCCTGCATCAGACTTAATTTACAGTCTGGTTGCTGAAAGTTTGGGTATTACCGTCGGCGATGTCGAGCAAGTTATCGACATGTTGAAATCAGCCTCTACTTTCGACGAGATACAACCCATAATCCCTGAGGCAAATGTGAAAATTGAAGTCCCAGCTTCCATGGCCGGGCGTATTGTAGAGCCGATCACTGACCCGAGTGATTTGACCAAAGATATTAATCCTAAAGTCAATAAGCTACCCAGTAAGACTGGAAAACCAAAATGTCGCAAGCGAACCAGAACGCGGCGCCGAGGAGGCGCCAAAGGCGACAACGACGACAGCAAAACAACAACAACAATCCAAACCCGCAGGTCAACCTTGCACGACGACAACCGAGACGCAGACGCCGAGCCAACGTCCCAGGCCCCATTGCTCAGGGGATCCAGGGCGGAGGAGCGACGTTTACGTTGAGCCATCGCGAATATTGGGGCGAGCTGCGCGCCGACACAACCGACATAAAGCTCCTGCGCTTTCTTCCCGGATCATCACAAATGCTTGTGCTAGATTCGTTAGCTACTGCCTACGACAATTACATCGTTCACAACGCGGTAGTTCAAGTTCAGGGGATGGGTCCGACAACATCTAATTCCACCGTAGTATGTTGTTTGGATTTTGAGCCTGGAACACCACCATCTTCTGTAGAGGGGATCTCCAAGCATATTCCACACTTATGCTTACCGGGTTACCGCTCAGGTACTCTCCGGGCAACAAAACGCTCTCTTATGCGACGTAACATGTATCTTACAGGTAAAGTCGCAGAACCGACAGTCCCGGAGCAAAATGAACAACATATCGCATTTCAATTAGCATATGGTGTTAACATGCATGCAGGGGACTCCTTTGTGTGGCGGGTGTACTGTTCTTATAGCATAACTTTCCTACACCCGGCCCCAAACGAGTTGCCCTAGACTCGCTGGCACGAACACCATTCGTGGTAGATCTTGCCCGTTTCACCTTTCAGCATCTAACAGAAAACTTGCATTTAGGTTATGATAAAGGTGTACCGTTACAACACTATGCTATGCGAGCCTGGGCGATAGATGATTATAACCCAGACCCCTATAAACAACCAGATTATGATATCAATGGCAAAATTGATGCCTGCGTTTCTTCAGTTGGTAGTGCGTATACAGCCGGCCAGCCGTGCCCTAGTGGATTAATAGAGTCCCAATGGCACCAGCTGAGTACCGCCCTCCCAATACCGCTCGACGACGTAGCTAAGCATATCCGTGATACTAGCTACAAGTGGTCCCTGGGGCCTCATAGCCTCAGAGTTGTCGCTAATTTAACAGTGGCAGGGCATATTGGTGAACAAATACACGGAGATTTTCCGTCGTATATTGAGGGGTACCCTCATAAAGAGAGTACGCTGATGACGTTTACACTCTGGAGTAAGGATGGGAACTTCCACCAACTTGTGGCTGTAGATGATATGACGTTGCATCAACTATCATATTTCCAGACCCACAGGGCGGAAGGGGGCAAATATGATTATTCCCAATCCTATGTTAACGTGGACATTGAAGTACCCATTGACAGAGACGTATTACCCGAATTAGCGTGGGGTGTATTATCCATTCACACCTACACGGATATATGGCACGCCAATACCGTATCGGCGTATAGAG